CCGGGCCCCATCGCAGCGGCTAATAGACCCGGTTGAGGCGGCGGAAGTCCTTTTGAGCCACCTTCTGGACCCGAACATTGCCGTGGAGGTCGATGCCGTGGATTGGCTGGTGGCGGCGTCCACCGTGGCTTTGGACAACAAGCGGCGGATTGATATGTACCTAAACGGGGAGTTGAGCCAGTGACTGCTCGGGCACAGGCTCCCCCCCGGGGGGCTGCCGATGGTGACTTTGATCGGGCACCACTCGCACCGGCGGCCCCCACCCACCTTTGCACCGGCTGCAAATACAACGAGGGCGAAACCGAAAGAACGTGGGGCCGCTGCTCTATCCATCACTCTGCCGCCATCAAGCGTTGCAATCAATACAGTCTGGGGAAACCCCCATATGAGTGAGCCTCTCCCCACGGGTGAAGAGGACAACCGTAGAATACGGATTTTGGCCGTCGTTAGGGCTGCTGGGCCCGAAGGTATAACGAAAAGACAAATGCAGGGGGAACTCAATATCCCGATGGGGGCTATCGTGGCCGCCATAGCTTTTCACAAAGCATCTGGCCATTTGGCCGTCCGCTTCACCCAAGGAAAGCGAAATCGTGAGGCCCTGTATTATTGGCGGGACATCCCCGAAAGTTTTCGCACCCCCGTGGAATCTGGCGCTAAAGAGCGCGCTTGCATGATGTGCCAGAAAAAATTCCTAAGCACATTTTCTGGCCACCGCGTCTGCCTCCCCTGCAAGAATAGCCGCGATTGGAAGACGGGAACAGCAACCGTCAGCACGATTCTGCACTTTCGCTCCAGGTGAAAGCCGATGGCCGAGCCTGGATGAAAAAGAGCCGCAAGGGAAGCCTACCTTGGACGGAAAAACCTGAGCAATTTCAACGTCATTCGTGCTCTATTTGCACGAATTGCTATCTCCACATGATCGTCGTTAACGGCTGGGACGGCCCTCGGCTGTACTGTATATTCGGTGGGCCTTTCACCGGACTTGAGTTGGTCGAATAATGGCGCTTCTGCCCGAAGGCCTCGAAATGGAGGACATCTTGGCGCTGCCGCTGGTGCAGCGACGAGAAGCCTTTGAGTTGCTGAACCGCAAGCGCCAGATCATTGGGGGGCGCCTTTTTTATGAACTCTGGCCAGACGAGGACACGCTTTGGGAGGGCCCAGAGGCTTGCAACATTCAGACGGGTGAAACCCTTTACGCCCGCGGGAAGTACGCCAAACACCTAGAATTCTTTTGGGCTGGCTCCGAGTTTAGGGAGCGCGCCTTCCGTGCTGCAAACCGGGTATCAAAGACTGTGCGCGGCGGTGGGTACGAAACCGCCTGTCACCTGACTGGCCTATATCCTGATTGGTGGAATGGCCGCCGCTTTGACCACCCTGTGGCCGCCTGGGCTTGTGGCAAGACAAACGAGACCTCGCGGGACATCGTGCAAGCCACACTGCTGGGGTCTGTGGTTTCCGGCGGCCAGCGCAAAGCCGTATCCGGCACTGGCATCATCCCCAACGATTTGATTGGAGAGCCTGAGTTTACCAGGGTCATCGGCAACCCGTCGTGGAAGGCTGGGGTGCAGGATCTCGTTGACCAAATCCCGATTCTCCATGTGAGCGGGGAATATTCTCACCTGGGGATCAAGGCCTATCAGCAGGGCCGGGACGCCTTTGAGGGCACAGCCCGCCACGTTATTTGGGGCGACGAAGAACCGCCGATGGACATTTACGGCGAAATGCTGATCAGAACTGGCACCACGGATGGTATCTTGATGTTGACATTTACACCACTCCTGGGACAATCCGAAGTGGTCAGGAGTTTCGAGAACACCCTGATCATCTGAAAATAGGAAGGAAAAGAATTGTGAGTGGCCAGAAAGGGCGCACCATTGGGGAGTTTCATTCCCAGGAAGCGCCAGATGAACCGTTTATGTGGAGCGGGGACCGTGTGGTCCCCGTGTTCACCATGGTGCATCGGTCCAACCATTTGAACCGTATGCACATCGTGATTCAGAACCCGGGGCCCGATGCTGAGTATATTCAGATCGTGACCCAGTTGCCCGGTCCGGGCCAGGGGCCGCTTTTAATAGGCCGGGAACTTGACTATATGCCAATCGCTGGCATCACGAAGGAAATCGCGGAAATCCTTCGGACGTTGCCAACGGATCCGAGAGAGGCGCTAAAAACAGTGGCGTAACTGGGAGAGAGCCCATGCGTAGACGCGCAATACTGATCGCTGTCGCTGTCGCCGTCCTCGTCATTGTTAGCTTGGTGGCGGGATTTGCTTCCGCTCAAGAATCTCCGTGCAGCACCCGGGAAATCATGCTGGCCAGTGTGGACGCCAAGGATTACACGATGATCCTCCGCTTTATTTCCCCGGCAAACGACATTGTTGAAGTTTTTGGCCACGACAACGGCGCGGCGTTGGTCTTGGTAACTTACGCGGAATCGGTCTTGAGGAATGTGCCTGGGATGGGCCGCATCGTCGTTGCCCCAGGCTCTACTTGTACGGTCAGCAAGGGAGATAATCTGATTGTGAACTCATGGGAGCCGGGGCGCGATGCCTAGAATTTCAGATTCCAAATATCTAATCCAAGCCGGGTGGAGTGACGTTCCCCACCTGACCGAGAAGGCCAAAAAAGAACTCCTAGCCTCGACGCCGCCCCACCTACGGGCCGCGCGTAGCAAGGGGGAACCCTCTATGGGGGCCGGGGCTATCCTCCCCGTAGACCCCATAGAATTTTCTATAAAGCCGTTTGAGATACCCCAACACTGGCCCCGGGCCTACGGGATGGACGTAGGCTGGAACCGTACCGCCGTGGTGTGGGGGGGCTGGGATCAAGCCGACGACACGGTGTACCTCTACACCGGGCATTACCGTGGCCAAGCAGAGGCTTCCATCCACGCCCAGGCCATCCGAGCCAGAGGGGAGTGGATCCCCGGGGTAATTGATCCAGCCGCCAGAGCCCGCAGTCAGAAGGACGGCCAGCAGTTGATGCGGCTGTACCTCGACCTCGGTTTGCAGATCACGCCAGCCAAAAATGCTGTCGAGGCTGGCCTCTATATGTTCTGGGAACGCCTATCCACCGGGCGTTTGAAAGTGTTCACGACCATGCAGCAGTGGTTCGATGAACAGCGCAGTTACCACCGCGACGAGAAGGGCCAAGTCGTAAAAGAATTTGATCACTACATGGACGCGACGAGATACCTTTTGATGTCGGGTTTGGATGTGGCTTGCACAAAGCCTTCGGGTAAGCGTATCTTTACCGGCGAAAGTGCCGCTGACCAGCGAGTGAACTATTGATGGCCGGTACCTACAGCACCGCAAGGGTCGAAGAATACGAGCCCCCCGTACCTGACGACGAGGCCGAGCGCAAAATACTTGACGCGGCCCAGAACGTCGTCACCGCCCTTTCTATCCAGGCTGATGATCAGGTCTCAAAGAAAGGTCAGATCGATGACCGCTGGAAAGAGGACACCCGCCAGTTCTACGGCCGGTACGATCAGACCACAGAGCAGAGCCTCAAGGACAACAAAAAATCCCGCCTGTTCGTAGGTAAGACTCGCGCAAAAACGAATACATGGGAGGCCCGACTGTCGGACCTCCTGTACCCCACCGATGATCGCAACTGGGGCATCCTCCCTACCCCCGTCCCCAGATTGGTCAAAGAGGCCCAGGTCTCAGTTGATCAGATTGCCCAGATGACCCTACAAGCCAACGCTGCCGTCCAGGGGGGCAACGAGGAGCAGGGCCTTGCCATTGCCACCGACGCCCAGGCCCTCGCCAACGACCTCTCCAAACAGAGGGCCGAAATAGCAGAAGCGCGGAAACGCTCCGAGGCTATGCAGACTGAGATTGATGATCAGTTTCGAGAGTGCTTGGATGCAGAACAGTCCAGGCTCTCCATTCACGATCTTGTGACGGTTGGCACCGGCATCAAGAAAGGCCCCGTTACCAAGAACAAGGTGCGCCGGTCCTGGGAGGAAGGTGCCGATAGCGCCGGGGTGTTCCAACTAACCCACCACGACGATCCGCGCCCCCAGAGCATGCGCGTCGATCCGTGGGCATTTTTTCCCGATATGTCGGCACGAACAATCGAGGAAGCAGAATTCACCTACCAGCGCCATCTGATGGCCAGAAAGGGCCTTAAAAAACTGGCCAAGGTCGGTGGCTTTAATTCCAACGCCATCAGGCGTTTGTTGGAGACTGGCCCTCGGGACAAGATGCCCGACTTCGTGGCCGACCTCCGTGAGATTACCGGCAGCGGCGATGGTGCCCTGGAAGATCGCTATATCGTCTGGGAATACCACGGCCCCCTGGAAGAAAACCAAGTCCGAGATTTGATGCTGGCCTCCCTCCCTATGGAGAAGCAGGAGAGCATGGCAGAAGCCATCAAGGTCGATCCGCTAGACGACACCCAATTCATCATTTGGTTTTGCAACGACGAAGTTCTTTCTTTCGGGCTGCACCCGTTGGAAAGCGGCGAAAGCCTGTACTCCGTTGCAAACTTTGAACGAGACCCGGCACACATCTTTGGCCGCGGCGTTCCCTCGCTGATGCGGGACAGCCAAGCCGCTATCAACGGTGCATGGCGCATGATGATGGACAACGGCGGCCTGTCGTCTGGTCCGCAAATTGTCATCGACCAGAAGGGCATCGAGCCCGTGAACGGTGTTTGGGAACTCCAACCACGGAAGCTGTGGTACCGGACCCCCCAGGCCATGACCGGCCCCGGGGTGCCCAGGCCGTTTGAAATGTTCCACGTTGAATCTCGCCAGAACGAACTGGCGAACATCATCACGTTTGCGGACGGTTTCGCGGACGAGGAAGCCTCAATGCCCCTCATTGCCGAGGGGGAGTCGGGCGCAAACGTCACCCAGACATTCCAGGGTATGGCCATGTTGATGAACGCCGCTAACGTGGTGTTCCGGCGCGTGGTCAAAAACTGGGACGATCAAATGATCACGCCGACGGTGCGGCGTTTCTACGATTGGAATATGCAGTTCAACAAGCGCCAGGACATCAAGGGCGATATGACCATCGACGCCAGGGGCTCCTCCGTGCTGCTTGTGCGCGACATCCAGGCCCAGAATCTAATGACCATCGCTACCACATTCGCTGGACATCCCGTGTTTGGCGCTTGGACAAAAGAGCGAGAACTGTACGAACGCTTGATTAAGGCCAACCAGCTTTCCCCGGATGAAATCATCAAGACGGTCGATCAACACACCGAAGATATGAAGGCCACGGCAGAAAACACTCCTCCTGATCCAGAGCAGATCAAGGCTGAGGTCCAACTGAAAACAACCCAGATCAAGGCTGATGCCGACACCCAGGTGGCCAGCATGAATCACCAGACAGCCATGATAACCTTGGCCACCAAGCACAACATGAAGCTGGACGAACTGAAGAACAAGCTGGACCTTGCGGACATCAATACTGGGTCCAAGGAACGGATTTTCGCGGCTGAGGTCGCTGTTGAGAAAGATAAACCCCCCGACGCCAAGGGCTCCGGGGGGTACCTGTCGTGACCGTTCAGAAGGACTCAGGAGAGTGGCGCGAAATCAAAGAATTTATCGAAGGTAAGATGACAGATGCTCAAACACGGGCTATGACACCCAGGTTATCTGAGCGCGATGCTGACACCCAGAGGGGTAAGTACGCCGCCTTGAGAGAGTTGATCGAGTTTGTGGAGCCAGGGACCACCACCACGCCCCCCATCATAATTGAAGGGGAGGGAGGGTATGGTTTCCAAGATCCGCCAGGAATTTAGCCGCCCGTAAGGGCCGCTGCCCGCCCGCGCAGTGATGCGCCGGTAATCCCAAGAAGGAGGCCGCCAGCTATGGCCGAAAAGAACGAGAACGCAGAGCCAACAGAAGCCGCTTCCTCCGTCGATGGGGAAGCGGCCACTGATGGTCCTGGCGACGAATTCTTAAAAGCCTTTGACGAATTCGCTGATAAGCCGTCGAGCAATGACGATTCTGAACCTACCGCAGAAGCATCCGCCTCAAATAATGAGGCCGGTGAGGGTGATGCGGTGGGCGAGGGGGAGCCGGAACCGACCGCCGAGGCATATTCGGGCAAGGCGCCAACCTCCGAGGGAAAAACTACACCCGCTGCTGATGCCGGTGTAGACGGCAAAAATATTTGGGATGGTGCTTCACCGGAACAAATGGCCGCTCGGGATGCCTTAAAAGGTACAGCCGACGCCGCCACACAGAATCAAAAATCTGACCGTGGACGAATAGCCGCATACCAGCGGAAAATTGATACCCTTGAGGCAGCCGCCCAAAACCCGGCCGCTGCCACTGACCCCGACGCCAAGCCGAGTGCTTTCCTTGAATCCGACGAATGGAAGGGTTTTGAGGAAGAATACGAGGATGTGGCCGCCCCAATGAAGGCCGCCCTTCTGGCTACTCAATCTCAGCTTGACGCCGTTCGCACCGAACTCAACGGAATTTCCGGTGATCGGAGCGAAGCGTATCTGGAGGCCCAATACGGCATCGTGCTTGAACAGCACCCAGATTACGAGGAAGTCCGCGAATCGAGGGAATTTTTC